CTCTTCGGCGGTGTAGATCCCGGCGTCGATCGCGAGCTTGTAGCCCTCCATGCGGGCCTTGAAGTCGCCTTGCAGGATCGCGGTCGTGTCGAACCGGCACCATTGGCCGGCCGGGAGGATGTCGTCCATGGACCAGCGGTCGGCCCAGGCGGTCATGTAGCCGGCGAGGAATGAGTCGACGAGCTCGCGCGCGCGGGATGGCGCGTTGCTGTAGGTCAGCGAGGCACCCTGCACGGACACGTCCGCGGCCCAGGCCGGCAGGCCGGCGAGGCGGGCGAGGGTCAGGTCGACGCGCTCCTGGGCGGCGATCAGAAGCTGCTCGACGGGCTGGCCGAGAACCTTCGCCTCGATCGTCTGGTTCGTGTAGCCGACGCCGCCGCCCTTCTTCTTGCGAGCTGCGACCCAGCGGCCGGTGAGGTTCTGGATCTGGTCGTCGTTGAGCGGGTCGCCGCCGGTCTGGTGGAGGTCGATCGACGGCACCGGGTTGTCAGCGGCGTTCTGCGCGGACTGCTCGATCGCGAGGGCGTCACGGACCTTCTGCCGGCTGAAGTTGAGGATGCCCTCGTGCGGGCCGTCGACGCGGATCACGTCGCGCTGGTCGGCGACCGGGCTGCCGAAGGCGGTCTCGAGCTCACCGTCGGCGTTGACGCCGGCCTCCCATTCGGGCACCCACTGGACGCGGCGGGGCCGGCCGGTGTCGGTGTAGCGCTCCTTGACGAGGTACCAGACGCGGCCGTGCCAGTACATCGCGTCGAAGGCCCAGTTGATGGTCGTCGAGCGAGCTCGGCCGGCTTCGGGCTGGCGGCAGATGAGGGGCTGGTCGGCCTGGCGGCGGGTGCCAGTGAAGGCGACGATCGGGAACTGCATCCCGGACGTGACGAGCAGGTGCCGGCCTTTGGCGAGGACGCCCATGCTCATGCCGGTGGCGCGGGTGACCGGCAGGTCCACGCGGTCGAACAGCTCGGCGTAAACGGTGCGCACCAGGTGCTCGCGGTCGGCCCAGGGCGAGGCGAGCGGGATGTCGGCGGCGCCGGAGAGCGCGCCGAAGGCGGCGCGGAGGCGATCGAAGATCAGCGGCACATACTCCACGATCAGCATGACCCGGTCGTTCGGGCAACCGCCTACTTCGGCGTGTCGCGGGTTCGCCGGCCGGCCTGGTCGACGCCGGGGTGGCAGCGCAGCTCGTGATCGCGGGCGATCGCCCAGCCGCGTTCGCGGGTCGAGACGAGCACGGACCAGACGCGGCACACGTCGCACCAGACGACGATCGAGGCCTTGGTCGCGTCGACGTGGATCATGCGAACCAGACCTTCGGCTCGGGGGCCGGCGGCGGGGCAAAGCCGGCGAGGCGGCGGGCGACGGTGTCGGCAATGAGCTCGGGGATCGGGCCGCGGCTCTTGCGGCGGTCCCAGGCCCAGCCTTGGCCGAAAGGCCGGGTGACGGCGTTGCCGACGGCGTCGACGAGGGCAGGGCTGTCGGCGTCGATCGCGGCGGTGGCGTCGAGGACGCCGGCCTTCCAGCTGTCGCAGGCGGTGGCGAAGTCTTTGCCGTCGAGGATCGTGAGCTCGAGGTTCGGGTGATCGCGGCGCAGCTCGTCCGTGATGTCGCGAGTCGGGCCGCCGTCGTCCGCGCCGATCGCGCGGGGGCGCAGCAGCTCGCGGAGGACCACGATCTGCGGTGCGACCCAGGCGTAGCCGGCGTCCTCGACGAGGGTCTTGGAGGCGAGCTTGCCGGTGGCGGGGTCCCACCAGGCTGCGCGGATCGACGAGCGGGAGCGGTCGGCGGCGACCTCGTAGGCGATCGACAGCTCGCTCGGCGAGGCGGGCGGGGTGACGGGTTCGGCCATGCGGGCGGCGAGCACGGCGGGGTCGATGATCGACTCGACGGCGGCGGTGCGGCGGTTCATGAACGCGCGCATCCACTCGCCGTAGGTGTGCTGGCCGCGCAGCTCCTTGAGGCGCTCGATCGTGATCGTGTGGCCAACGGCGGGGTGGAAGCTCCAGCTGGCGAGGTCTTCGGGGTCGGCGCCCTCGGGCAGCGACCACTCGAAGAACGCGATGCCGCTGTCGGGGTCAAGGGTGGCGGCGCGGCCGCGCTCGACCCATTCGTGCCAGAACACGCTGCCGGCGTGGCCCATCGTCGACAGGAGCCAGAGCTGCCGGTCGGGGAGGGTGACCTGGGCGGGGCCGACGGCGCCCATGACGTCGTTGCCCTGTTCCTCGGTGTAGTCGAAGACCTCGTCGAGGTCGACGTCGTGCGGCGTGTACCCGTGGAGGCTGCGGGCGGTCGGGGCGAACGGGCTGATCGTCGAGCCGTTCGGGAAGGTGACCGACTGGCTGCCGGCCGCGAGGCGGATCTTCGCGAAGGTCCGCAGCGGGGACTGCTCGACGGCCTTGACGAGGTCCTTCCAGCGGGCGGTCGCATCCTTGCCGGTCTGGGCAGTGTAGAACGCGCGCCGGCCGGCGTTCGCGATCGCGCGCTGCACGAGCTTGATCCGCACGGTGGTCGTCTTGCCGGCCTGCCTCGGGACGGTCAGCACCACGATCGGGTAGCGGTACTGGGTCGGGTCGTCGAGGCGGCGCTCGGTCGCGACGCGGAGCACGAGCTCCATCCAGGGCATCAGCGGGGTGCCGAGCGCAGCGCCGATGACGCGGCAAGCGCCGAGGTCGTGCTGAGCGCCCAGCGTGGGCTTGGTGAAGTAGGCCGGCTGGGCGTCGCCGAGCGCGGCGAGGAGCTCCTCGAGCTCGACGTCGGCGGCGATCGCCCGGGCGCTCACTTGCGGCGGCCTTTCGCGGCGTTCGCGCGCGCCTCGGCGTTCGCGGCGGTCAGCTGCGCGGCGAGGTCGGCGAACTCGTCGTTGACCGACTGCGGCAGCAGCGCGATCGCCTCGCGGAGCTCGCGGGCGGCGAGGGCGACGCCGGCGGCGCGGCCGCGCGCGGCGGACTCGCCGACGCCGCGGGCGAGGGCGAGGATCAGCTGCTCGACGATGACGTGCTGATCGGTGAGCCGGCCCTCGGCGCGCAGCTGGTCGAGCTGCTGCTTGGCCGCGAGCTCCATCGGGGTCATGTCGGATCGCAGGCCTTCGAGACCGGCAAGGGGCTCGTCGGTCATGCGCTGATCCGATCGGTGAAGAACCCGATGACTTCGGGCTTGATCGGGGATTTTTCGGCCCGGTCTGGTTCGGATCGGCCGTTTTCTGGGCCGAAAGAAAGCGGACGGGGCGGCGCGGGATGTCCCGCGGCCGGCGTTGAAAAAGCCGCGACGTTGTCGACGCGCGGCAGGGCGCCGGGCAGCAGATGCGGGGCGTAGCGGCGGCGGAACCACTCGATCGAGCGGGCCCCCCTCCTCGAGTTGCAGCGGCGGTGCGCGGGGCGCAGGTTCTCGATCGAGTCATCCCCGCCGGCCACGCGCGGCACCAGGTGGTCAGCGCTCGTCGCACCGGCCTCCATGCACAGATGGCAGGTGGTGCCGTAGGTGGCCAGGGTGAGGGCTACCAGCGCCTGCCCGTGGCGCCCGCCCCACTGGGTCATCGCTGGTCCCAGGCGAGCATGCCGGCGCGGTGCGGGCCGTCGTGTCCGGCGGGCAGGCGGCAGGGTGAGCCGCAGACGGCATGCAGGGTCGGCTCGTCGGGCCAGTGCTGCACCAGGCTGCTCGGGTCGTGGCCGGCGAGGAAGTCGGGCACGTCGAGCTCGTCGCTCGCGGGCTCGGGGGCGCGGAACAGGTTCCAGACTCGGTCGTTCATGATGCCTCCTTGAGGTCGGCGGCGTAGTCGCCGTAGCGGCAGCAGGGCAGGCCGCTGCCGGTGGTGGTCTCGATCGGGTGGCCGGCGGTGCAGAGCCGCACCGGCTCGGCCTGTGGATAACTCGACTGCTGCTCACCGCGCGCGCGTGCTGTACCCGGGCTGGGAGTCGTAGAAGGGTTCAAGGGTTCTTCTATGGATAGTTCGGGTAGCGCCTCCGCTAGGGGTACCCCTAGCGCCTCCGCTAGGGGGTGCCGAGCGCTACCGCTACCCCCTAGCGC